GCGTGAAGGCCGCCAAGGCTGCAGCCGACGCCAAGAACGAGGAGCGCCGCAGGAGCGGCCGCGACGAGGTGCCGGTGCCGGCGAACCTGGGGCATGTGCGCGCCAACCGCGAGGCCGCCCTGTTCTCGCACGTCTGGAACTATGCCCGCGAGGAAGGGCTCACGCGGCTGCCGAATCCCTGCGCCGGTGTCGGCAAGTACGAGGAGGAAGGCCGCGACGCCGCGCCCGACGCGGAACTGGTGACCCGCGTGCTGGACGAGGCTGACCAGCCGCTGCAGTTCGCCATGCGCTTGGCCGACATCATCGGCCAGCGGCCGGCCGACGTGCGCCGCTGCAGCGAGACCGACATCGAGGGCGACGTGCCCGGCGGGGTGCTGAAGGTGCGCCAGGGCAAGACCCAGGCGAAGCTGCGCATCGTGATCGAGGGCCACCTGGCCGCCCTGCTGCTGGAGATCCGCGAGTACAAGCGCCGCATCGCAGCGGAGCGCCAGGCCGCCGGCAAGCCGGTGGTGCACACCATGGCGCTGCTGGTCAACGAGCGGGGCCAGGCGCTGACGTACAACATGCTGCGCAACCGCTTCGACGACGCCAGGGAGCGGGCCGGCGTGGAGAAGGGCCTGTTCCAGTTCCGCGACTTCCGCGCCAAGGTGGCCACCGAGACCGACGAGGCCGAGGGCACGCGCGCCGCGCAGGCGCTGCTGGGGCACACCACCGAGGGCATGACCGCCACCTACATCCGGCACAAGGTGGGCAAGAAGGTGCGGCCGATACGATAGCTGGGCTGTTCCGCAATCGGAATCAGGGCCGCGCCAGCAAAGGCTCTCCAGACCCCCAAATCTGCCGGTTTGCGGAACACTTTTTTAGCTAAGTGCGCGTCAGCATTGACGATGGCCCGGGACTCTTAATCCGTAGGTCGTAGGTTCGAATCCTACAGGACCCACCACTCACAGCAACGATTTCGCGCTATCGAAGTGGTAGCGGACTTCCGCAAAAAAGGCGGGGTGTTCCGCAATTCGATTGATTGCTTACTGCGGCCAGGCCTCGATCAAGGCTTTCCGCTTGGCCCGCTCGCACCCCGCAGTCCCCACCCAGCGAATCGCCCACTCCGCGAGATCCTGACCGGTCGCCCCCTCGGGCATGTCAGGGGGAACTGCGCACCGGGAGATCAGCGCAACCGGGGGCGGCGGGATCTGCGGCGCACTTGGCGGCACGGTTGAACAGCCGGCGAGCAGGCTCAGGGACAGGACAGGTAGCAAGGCTCTGAGATTCACGGCGCACCTCCACGATGGTTTCCACAATGACCCGCTCGCGCGCCTCGGCGGCGACGGTATAGCGCATCTCGGCGGCCCGCTGCAGTTCGCGGTTGCGGGCGGCCTGCTCTGCGGCGGCCTGCTGGACCTTCAGCCGCTCGGCATCGGCACGCCAGCCCTGCACCTTCCAGGCCCCGGTGCCGCCCAGCATGAATCCGACCAGCAGCGTGGCGGCCAAGGTGGTGAACGGCCCGCCCATGAGGACCAGCGGGTTCACGCCGTGACCTGCCCCAGCGCCTGCGCGTGGAACTCGTCCCAGGTGTGGCGGTGCGGTTTGCCGGGTCTCCATGTGCGGAGGTAGCAGTCCCAGGCTTCATCGTGGCTGGCGTCCAGGCTGGGCAGCGCCTTGCGGTCGGTCCACAGCAGCAGCCGGGCGAAGGCCGCGGCCAGAATGTCGTCATCCTCCAGCCGCGCGTGCACCAGCACCGAGTCGAAGGGAACGCCCTGGTTGCCGCAGATGTAGTGCGCGTGCTCGTTGCTCGCGCGGTGCGTCATCACCCCGAACACCCCGCCGCCGCGCTCGAACTGCCAGTAGCCGCGGGCTGGACCCTTCTCGTAGGGGCGGCCGGCGATCTTCTGCGCGCGGTACTTGAACCGGCTCTCCTGCAGGCCGATGGCCAGCAGCATGACGATGGCCTCCGGGCTGGTCATCTTGGGCGGCAGCAGCGCCAGCGCCGGGTGGATGGCACTGCGCAGGATGTGCTGCAGGATGATCACGGCTTCAGCGCCTGTACTGCGGCCGCCGGGTCAGCCCGGAAGCGCTTGAGCATCATCGCCGCCCCGCCCATCACGAACCAGCCCGCGCCGCCAAGCACGGCATTCACCGCCGCGTGGTGCATGTGCTTCATCGGGTCGAGGAACGTGAACCACGCCGTCGAGTCGAGGTAATCAAACAGCGCCTCACCGAACACGATCGAACAGGCCATCGCCACGAACACCCGCAGGAACAGCTCCCGCTTGGTGCCGGGCATGTCCACGGCGATCATGATGGCGGCTCCGATCCCCGCCGGTAGCAGCTTGGTCAAGAGGGCGGATAGGAGGCCGCTGTCGGCCTGGAATAACGAATTGGGCATGGCAGCACCTCCATAGTTGGAGAGGGTTCGTGAGGCGTCTGCCGAAGCGAGCGCGCTGTGTTCTGGGGGTTCGATTACCTCGTTGAGGTGTGGAGCGGCGCAGCAGGACTGTCCTGAGCACGGCGCCGCCGCGTTGCTCGTCCGGTGGTCGCTGGCTGGATGGCCTGTCATGGGCGGTCCCGGTTAGGTTTGCGTACCGACCACGACCCATCCGGCGTTCGTGGCGAGGTAGAGTTTGTCGTCGACCAGTTGATGCACCAAGCGGGACCGGAAGGAGGACGTGAACGTGGGCAGGGTCGACAGGTACTCGTGGCCGGCAAACAGAGTTCCCCCACTACCGGTTGCCGACTTGATGGTCTGATCTGGCGTGAAGTTCTTGAACTGATTCGAGCCCACCGTGATGGCCGTGCAGTTCGCGTCGTCGATTCGCAGTCCTACGTTGGACTGCCCAGCTGCTGTGCCGTTGTCAGCCAGCATGTTGGCGGCAACCAGCACATTGCTGGTGGAAAGACTCGCCCCGCTGTCCACAAGGACCTCGGGCAGATCACCAGCCAGCACGCTCTGCCATTGCCAGTTGTCGTGGCAGTGGTTGCCGGTGACCGTGACCGCTTGTGCCGCCAGGACCTTGATGGCTTCCGCCGTGCACTCACTGATGTGGTTGCCGCGCACGTTGACGTACTGCGACCGGTTGAACTCGCCCTGGCCCGCGTTGATCACGATACCGTTGCACGACACCCAGGTCACAGGAGATCGGCCACCGCGGGCGATCATGTTGCCCTCGATGTCGACATAGCTGGAACCCTGGCACGCGATCGACACGCTGCCAGCCACGGTGCCCACTTCAAGCAAATGGTTCCGCGCAACGACCACGTAGGAGTTGGGACTGGCAGTGCCTGCCGTGTCGCCGCTGGTGGCATCGTCGACGTTGATCCCGATCTCGCGCACGCGATACAGGTCGTTGTCCACGATCCGGATGCGGGCGTTCCCTTTGAACACTGACACACCGACGCGGCAGTTGGAGAGCCGGTTCTGCCGAAGAGTGACGAACGCGTTCGACACGTTCAGGTCCACGCCATTCCCGCGGAAGTCCTTCAACTCACAGTTCTCGATCAGCACGCGCTGACAGCTGTTGGCCAGCTGGATGCCGCCGAAGTTGCCATCCGTAGGCGACGCAACATGGTTGCCCTGCAGCGTCAGGCCTGCGACTCGCACGTCGGTTTTGGTGTTGATCAGCACCATGCTTGCGATGCTGGCGGTAGCAGTCAGCACGCTGGCACCAGGACCTGCGCCCACGAGCGCCACCTTGGATTGCAGGGTCAGCCCTGCTGCCATCAGGTATGTCCCCGGGGGCACATAGACGATGCCGCCGCCGGCCGCGCTCACGGCATCGATTGCCGCTTGGATCGCCGTATTGGATGCGACCGCTCCGGTGTTATCGGCGCTGTAAGGCGCATCGCGCACGGTGACACAGAGCTTGCCCTTCGCCCCCAGCGTCCCTGCGGCGTAGGTTTCGGCGTGCGAGAAGCCAAGCAGGCCCGCGCCGTCACTGTCCGCGAGATCAGCGCGCAGTCCTGCGTCGGTCCCTGTGCCGGCGGATACTGACGGCCGCCCTTGCGCGTCAAACACAAGGTACAGGCTGGCCCGGTCGGCTGCCGCGGGGAGTTCGTCCGCCGCTGCCTCGCCCGCCGGATAGCGCAACGATCGCCCAGCCTGCTCCTGCACCTGCTGAAGCATCAAGATCGGCGCGTCCTGGTCGGGGTTCAAGGTGTCCGAACGCAGATCGCCTTGGTCCTGGTAGTCGACAGTGCGCACGAATGCCATGTTCCGGCGGCGCACGACGGTGGTGTCCGCAGCTGGAGCAGTGACGAACGTGATGTTCCCGCCAGCGTCGTCGCCCACCCCGGACACGGTGTAGTCGGTCGTCAGCGTCTTGACGACACCGTCCACCGTCACCTCGATGTCAGCCTGGTTGACGATCTTGAAGGTGTAGGGGAATACCGTCGTCACACCGTTGCCGGTGCTGCTGTTGACGGGGGTCTGCTGGGAAACGGTCACTGTGAGCACCTCGCGCTGGCGCGGGCGTCACAGTTCCAGTTCTATCTCGTGAGTGCCACCCGCTGGGCGCCAATCGTCCCGCTGGTGTGCGGTCGGATTCCCGACTACCTTGCCGATGCGCACCGGCTGGTCCGTCACTGCACCCGCCCCGGCGTCCAGCAGGTCGTCGGGCTGGTCGCGCACTTCCGGGTTCCAGTCGCGCATCTGCCCCTCGATCTGTGCCAGCACGGAGGTATGCGCCCACAGCATGCCGCTGGTGATCAGCGGCTCCAGCGCTTCCAGGATGCGGGCGTTCTTGTTCTGCACCGCCTGCTCCTCGCTGATGCCGCAGGCCAGCTTGCGCTGCTTCAGGGCCATGCGCAGGAACGACGGGGCAAACTGGCCGATGCCGTTGGTCTCCACGGTGACGCGGGGAACCTGGAACTTCTCCACCAGGTCGCACAGGTCCAGCACCTGGCCGCTGGTGATCTTCTTGCCGCTGTCGTCGGTCTTGGCGATCTCACCTTGCAGCGCCAGCACCCGGTGCCAGTAATGCCGGCCGGCGGCGTCCTGCAGGTCCAGCACCGCGGCGGACACGTCCGATCGGACCTTGCCAGCCGACGGGTCCCAGCGCAGGGAACAGCCGACGATCTGCACATTGCCCAGCCACATCTCGCAGCTGCCGTTCGCGGTGATGATGCGCGGCTCGACCTCGTAGGGGATCACTCGGTTCGGGTCCAGCCGGATCTGGTGCACCGGCCGGCTGTGCAGCTGGTACTGGCTGTCCCAGTAGTTCGCGGTCTTGGTCTTGCGGCGGCGCTTCTCCAGGTCGGCGCGGGTGAAGCGCTCCGGCCAGGCGCAGTCGGCGTAGCAGTCGATCAGCCCGCCCGGGGCCGCGGCGAACACCAGCCGGTTGCCCTGCAGCTGGTAGTCCTTGCCCTCCTCCATCAGCCGCGCGCCGGCACCGATGCCGCGGAACACGTACTCCGGGCGGAACGGCAGTTCGTAGGCGGCCTTGGTGGCGTCCTCGATCCGGTGTTCCCGGCCGAACATCGGGATCGTCAGGCAGTCGGCGCCCATGGCTTCCATCTTGTCGTAGATCGAGTCGTGCGTGTGCGGGGTGCCGACGAACAGCTGCCGGCCGCCGGGCACCAGGATGAAGGTCTGCTCATTCAGGCGGTACTCCAGCTGCTCGCGGGCCTCGGGCGTGCGGATGTTGCGGGGCACCTCGATGTCGTCGTTCTGCGCCTCGTCGCATCGGGCCGACGTGACGTTCGACAGGATGCCGCGGGCGAACATGGACGCGTTGCGCGGGTCGTCGGCACCCTCCACCCACCAGGAGTCCACCCCGCCGTCGCGGAACATGCCCTTGGTCAGCGGGTGCCGGCGCAGCACGTTCTGGGTGTCGCGGCTGGTCTTCCAGGCGGTGGGGTCGGCCTCCGACTGGTGCAGGATGCGGTAGGTCGGGTCGGCGTAGTAGCGCCAGGCGTTGTACACGCCCAGGATGGTCGACTTGCCGAAGCCGCGAAAGCAGCGCAGCACGGCCAATTCGCCGCGGTGCTGTAGCCAGTGCAGCGCGCGCCAGTGCACGTCGGGCACATTCCAACCCCGCTGCTCCGACCACAGCGCGAAGAAGGTCGGCAGGTCGACCTTACCCGCCATGGGGCGCCTTGGCGCGAGCCAGCGCCTTGTTCACCGCCGCCTTGGCCTTCTTCTCGGCCGCCTTGATCTGCGCGTCCAGGTCGTCCTCGTCCTTCACCGCGCCCTTGTTGTCCGGGTCGGTGTGCTTGGCAGTCACGTCAAGCACGTAGCGCAGCACGGCGCCGGTGGCCATGGCGTTCTTCTTGCACCAGTAGCGATTACCCCGGTCCTCCTGCGTCAGGTCGGCGGGGGATTGCCCGTCGCCCGGCCACTCCGTGGGGTCGGCCTCCAGGA